TTCACCAAACAACACATAGAAACGTAAATCCCTGCGAAGACCGGGACGCATACCCACCACCGACTTTTTAAATTCGTGAAGCTCCAGCGTACCATTATACAACCGCTTTAAATAATCAATCGTAAGTATCTCAACATTAGCGAATGAAGAAGCGTTAAGAAAGAACGTTTGTCCTTTTCTCAACTTCAACAAAGCCCGGTCGTAATATTCAATATCCCGTTTCAAACGTTTCAGTTTCAAAGGGGAAGGCTTATTTTTTCTTTCTTCTTTTAATAGAGAAATTACCAGGTCATTACGCATACTTGCCGCCTGTACTATTTTAATGATCCGTTCCGGGTCCATTTGCTTGACATACCGGAAAAACCAGTCGTACTCGTTTTCGTCGATATCCGGCATATCGGTAGTAATGGTTATCCCCAGGAATAAATGGGAATGTCCGTAAGTGATCGCATCACCGCGAAGAATAGGCATAGCGCGGTTTACTTTCATTTCCTTGTCGTACTTCGCTTCATCATAAAACAGATGTATTACAGACTTTCCGGCAAGCAGCGAAGGGTTATCCAGTGATCCCATGAAAATAACACATCCGTTCCAGAAGCTGTAAACATGCTTGTAATCATCCACGATAACCGAACATTTACGCCGCCAGGATTCAGGCGGGCGGGTATCTTTTACATAGTGTACCCCTTCGATCAGGCCCATAAGCTGCCAGCCCTTCTGTACGGCCGGCATTATATTATCTTCCAGGTTACTGTAGGTATTGGCAACAAAAGCGAACGCACCGCCGGGCATTTCTTCCACACAACGGGCGGAACGCCTGGCTTGTATAACGGTCGATTTGGCCGTACCGCGCCCGTCAACAGATACAAGGATAGTAGTATCGATCCAGTCCGTCAGAACCTGGATTATATGGCCGTATTTGATTTCCACATCATCGGCGTTACTCACCTTCGTTATCTTCCCCGAACTCTTTGATATCATACAACATACGTTTTTTCAGGTCAAAAGCTTTAATACGCGCGTCCTCTTTTATATTATCACGTACAATAACAGGAATTTCCGGGATCGCGTCGATAAACTCTTCCAGTTCCTTACGGTCGATTTCAGGAACACCCAGATCCTTACGGCTGGTAGTATAAATAACCGTGCTTTTCTGTGAAAGCAGTTCCTCCGGTATTTCGGCCTGTTGATCCTTATAACATCCGCGAAGTTCCGCCGCCAGTTTCAGCAGGTTCTTAGCCTCCTTCACATTTCCCATAAGAAAGACGGTATTCGCCCAGTTTTCGGCCTTTTCCGCATACAAGTTAGCGAAAGCCTGCGGGCGTACGTTATCCTGCGTATAAAAGAAATTGAGACTGTCAGCGTACACCTGGCGGGCCATCCAGTCCGAAAGGCCGTAAGGTTCCGACTTCAAAAGGCGGATGATGCCGGCCTTTGTCACCAGCTTACCATTTATACGCATACGGGCACGAAGGCCCCGTACCATTTCCATAAGGCTGTAATATTCCCTTTCATCGGGCGCGAGGGCTTCCAGCGTACCGGTAGAAAGAATCCTTTGAATCTGGTTGATATCCACCTTGTCAAAGTCTATTCGTGAGGGCTTAATTAAATTCGTCGTCATCCATTTGTTCGATTAAACGTTCAAAAGTATGTCTTTTCCGTACGGCCTCCAGCTGTTTTATAGCTTCCACGTTTCCGCCTTCCGCCGCTTCATGGAGTTTTATTTCAGGCGCGGCACGTGCTACCAGAATCCCTTCCCGGATCAGGAAGTTAACGGAAGTTCCTACCGTTTCCGCATCCCGGACAAAAAGCCCGGCATCCTCCAAAGAAAGCCCCAGGGAAACGGCTATGTCTTTCGGCGAATACCCTAAAGAAGACAAACGCCGTACATCCTCCTTTTGCTGCGCATCCAGGTAAATACTATCCACCACCGTTAAATCGTTCATACGCATCTTTTATTCGTTTCTGTGCCGTGAAATAATAAATTTCGTCCTGTTCCATTAATACAAAGTTCCGGCCGCTTTCAATGGCTGCCACGGCCGTAGTACCGGAACCGCCGAAAGTGTCCAGGATCAGATCGCCGGGCTTTGTACTGTCTTCAATCAGTTTACGGATCAACGCCACCGGTTTCTGTGTGGGATGAACCTTTTCACCTTCTACCAGTTTCGCACCGGAAGCAAAAGACCGGATATTATCTATTATGTTTGTGGCACCGATAGAAACACCCTTTCCGCAATGAAACAAAATAAGCTCATGTATAAAGGCGTAATGATTACCCGGGCCCGACTGTTTGTTCCAGACGATCATGTTTGACGCGCCTAAATACAAGTCAAACAACGGATAATAAAAAGCATACCCGCGCCAGTCCGTAAAAAAGTACACACAAGCACCGGGTTTCTTCACCCGGTTAAACTCCAGGAACAAATCCCGGTAAAAGGGTTTACAGATAGACAAATCTTTAAAACTGCCTTTCTGCCCGTTGTGTGTCATTCCCAGGAAATAAGGCGGATCGGTTATTATACAATCTACGGAATTGTCCGGAACACGTTTCAACGCCTCCAGGCAATCCTCGTTATATATTTGGTTTGTAATCATTGGAAAGTTGTTTAAGCCGGCTTTCTTCTTTTTCTATCCGGAGGGTTAATGTCTTGAGCTGGTGCCCCAGCTCCGAGCGGTCGCAAGGGTGAGAGAAACGGCCCAGGTTCTTTGTGATCCGTTGCCGTTTCCCTGTCAGACTGGCAATAAGTTCAATTACTTTTTTTTTCGCGCCTCAATTTCTTCCTCTATGGCCTTCTGTGTAGTTTCCCACTTTTGGATCAATGCAAGGGCACTCGCTTTCTTCTTCTCATCATCCCCGGCCTGTTCCAGTTTCGCCTTATTCTTTGAAAGGTTGGCGCGGGCGTTATTCAGTGCCTTTTGTATGTCGATATCCGAAAGGTTCTCGACGCCCTTACGGACGGACAAACTTTTTACCTTCTCACATTTACCCAGAATCTTTCCGTTCTCCCGGTAATATTCCAGTTCATCCCACATCTCGCGGTTAGCGATGAAGTTTTCCACAACCGCCTGCGCTTCCTGTGCTGTAGAAAGTGAACTGACATCATCCGGCGTAGCTTCCAGGCGGGCGAAAGCTTCCTTATACTTCCCGTATGCGGTGAACATGTCGGAAACAAGTATTTTCAGAATGTCGGGACAATCCGGAGAATTCAGGAAGGTAAATTTCTCGCGGAAACGTATCATTTTGGTTACGGTTTCCGGGGCTGCTTTGTATCGTTTCTCCGCCTCTTCCAGTTCCTCTTCCAGCTCTTCCACACGGTCGGCATTTTCATCCATGGAAAGAACCTTATCCCGGAAATCGGACGAAACGAGTTCTTCCACACTGACGCCGAAAGATTCGGCAAGTTCCAGCAGCAAATCATCGCTGTATTTTACCGGCGTTTTGGATGTTTCCTCCCGGGCGGGTTCCATTTTTACCGCGGTCAGCTGTTTGGAGTTTCGCCGGATCGTCTTAAATTCACGTTCAGAAAGCCCGGCCAACTTCCGTAGTTCCTCTAAAAGAATGGCCTTCATCGTTTCCGTTTCTCCCTGCCGGCGGAATGACTTCTTTAACATACGGTTGATACCGTATTTCTCGTACAGTTCCACGCCCTGAATAAAGTTACGCGGACCGGCCAGATAGGTAATAATTTCCTGTTTCATACTATATAAAATTTGATGATACAAAGGAAAAAAGGGGCAATTACCCTAAAAAGGACAAAGGGTGGCCGGGCATGTGCTGCCGGTCACCCTTTGAATTACATGAAAGCCGTTTACTTACGCCTCATAACGGCTTTGTTCAATCCATTTCATAGCCTCCGAACCGTCGTTAAACGCCCGCAACGTCAGTTGGGAACCTTCGGAAGCGGTAAACGTCTTACCACCTTTCAGAAGGAAATTACCGCCCGCTTCCACCGTAGGCGCAACACCCGAACATCCCATAAGGGTAATTACCGAGCCGTGACTTCCACCGGTAACACCGGCTATCTTAGCCGCACCCGCGGAAAGCTGGTACTGCCCGTCCGTCTGGTAATCTATATCCGTGGCTCCGGCTTCCACCACGGCCACCGGTTCTTCCAGAGTGTCGGTACCCCGGTAAATGGCGATATCATCCCCTTTGCTGATCTGGGTGAAAGTAAGTTCGTTCGTATTCGATTCATTGGAACCGGTATAAGAAACGGATAACTTACACGGGTTACAGGGCGTTCCGATCAGATCGGCAGGCTTTCCGCTACAATAACGGAGCACAACGATACATTTCTTGGACAGCCAGTTTGTCTTAAACTCGCGAATTTCCTGTTCGTTACCGGGATGATTGAACTTAACGGAAGGCGTATAACCTTCGGCGTCCGTTTCCCCGTCACTGTTGGAACTGATTTCAGCGGTACCGGGTGTCAGGTAAATACCGATCGCGTAACGTCCCGCCTTCATTACGATATCATCCTCGATAACCACGCCGGCATCGTTTCTCTGCGGGAAGGAAAGAATATCGTCAACGTCGTAAATTACGAGCTGATCCTTGGGCTGAATACCGTTACCGGGATTGCCGGCCGGCCTTCTTACGCTTGCTTTTACGTATGTCATAACTTAATGATTTATAAGGTTATAAAATGGAAGGGATAAAGTATCCCTTCCGCCAAAAATTAGCCTCTTGCCACTTCGTAGAATTTACCGTCGGCGGCTTTCGCCAGCTTGATAAACTTGCCTTCGGAAAGCGTCATAGCTTCGGTTAAGACAAAGTTTCCGCCGGCTGCAATGGTGGAAGCAAATTCAGAACCGCTTCCGTAGATCGTGTAAACGACACCGGCTTCCGCATCGGTAAAGTTAGTGATTGCCGTTGCCTTTGTATTCTCACCGGTTACGAATACTTCACCGTCAAGCAAAGAAGGATCCGTTTCATCCGGCGCAAACTGCAACGCATCGGAAGAAGCGTTTTCGCGGCCGATCTCGATAAATTTACCGTCGGCACGTTTCATCAGTTTGATAACATCCCCCTTACCCGGCTGCCAGGTAGCGGAAATAAGGTCAAATTTTCCGCTTTTCTCAATCTTAACGCCTTTATCCACGCTTCCGCATTTCAGGGAAATAACCGTACCTACCGGCGCGTCTTCAATATCGGTAATCGTAAATTCGGCTGTGTTCGCTACGGTAACAATGGAGGTATGAAGCTTGGCCGACGGGTTCTTGTCCTTGTCAGCGTCCACAAAGTAAGACGCCGGGCGGTCATACTCATTACAGAAGATCATCTGGCGCGTATAGTCCATATCTTCTTTCTTGGTGTACTTGAAGCCCACGGCAATAGCCCAGATACTTTCACGCCAGTTACTCCATACTTTCAGGCTCCAGTCTTCCTGCTCCAGGTTGAAAGCCGTCATTTCGCCTGGTTTGTCCTCGTAGGTTTTAATGTTGCCTTCAAACGTCCAGAAAATACGGTGGTGGTTGTCAGCATTGGGAACCGGGATAATCTTTACCGCCGGATATTCCTTCACATACATGATATTAGCCTTGTAATCCTGGTTCTGTCCGTAATGCAGTTCATTGTATTTATGATACAATACAATAAAGTGCGAAGGCATATAAAGTGCCAGGTTACCGCTGTCACGAAGAACCGCCGGGATCATGGAAGTACCCTTGTACACCTTTTCACCGATGTTTGCTTCGGTAAGTTCTCCCAGCTCGAACGGTTTAATCTGGTAAACGAACTTTCCGTTATTGATATCGGTATGTCCGTTCACTTTCTTGTTCAGGAACTCATACAGGCCGTCAGCTGCAGCAAGTGCTTTGCCCGGTTCGTTCAGATTCGGGTCCTTACGGATTCCGTTAATACGGCGTTGTTCACGCTCGTTATGCAACTTCTTGGCGGTTTCGGCCAGGATGTACTCGATAAAAGACCACTTGATAGGGTTTGAACCTTCCTTGTTCAAAGTGCCGATCCAGGTTTTCTCCAGGGCCTTTAAATTTTTGAAACGGTGTGCAAACATCACGTTGAACATGCGCAGGGTTTCATCGTCGAACTCGTAGGAACCTTTAGTCACCTTGTCGAAGTCGGATTCCTCATTGCCGGCCTGTGAGAACTCGCCCAGCCAGATATTAACCAGCGTAGCCAAATCCTGATAACCGGATTCAAGCGGGAAAATACTTTCAATGGAAGGAAGTTCCATTAAAAACGACTGCAAACGCTGTTGCCAGGGAATACGATAAAAAGCCCCGAGGTCTTCCTTCAAACGGCTGTAGTCAAGGGAACTGGCTTTCGGAAGAGCGATCATTTCAAAACCGGCAGCCTCCATTAACGCAGCTTTGGCGCGAAGGTTATACGGGCGGTCCAGTGAGAACATTTCACCCTGCAAGCCTCCCAGCTGCTTTTCGTCCCGGAGATTGAAAGCCCCTTTACCGTCCGCCTGGGCGTTGTGCTGCTTCCCTTTGCCCGGATCATCTTCCGCGGCGGCTGAAAGTTGGGCGATAATACCGGAAAGCTTCGTTATCTCGGCATCCTTCTTGGCAATCAGCGCGGTGTTGTTCCGGTTTTCGTCACGCTGTTGCGTCTGCAAGGCTTCAAGCTGTTCCTGCGCCTGTACCAGACGGGCGGCAGTATCACCCAACAAACCGCGAAGGAAAGCGGTAGTGGTAGGTTCTTCGGTTCCCTCTCCCTGGTTTCCGTCTTCGGCTTCGTCCTGGAAATCGTTTTCGAGGGACGCTTTAAAGTCCGTGAGGAATTTTTCAGGAAAACCGTAGTTTTTCAGTTTTGCCATTTCCTCGGCCGTGATAGAGTTCTTATCCTCTACCTTGCTCCATTCCGACAGGCCCAACAAGCCCAGCATGTGAGCGGATAAGCTCTTAAAATCCAATTTCATATATACAAAATTTTAAAGTTAATACTATATGTTATACATCTCGTTTACTTTTCTGACGGTGGCCTGTGCCAGTACCCACTTTACCGCGTCTTCCAGCGTACCGAACTGGTCGATATAGCCGTTTGCCACGGCTACGTCACCGGTGAATATCTGTCCCCGGAAAAGGGGAAGTTCCGGATCATAGGCAATACCCAGATTCCGACTGATCGCATCGCAGAAAATACGGTGCATGACGGCCAGACGCTGCTTTATAGGCTCTTCGTTGTTCTCCTTTTCAATCGCGCGGGTTTCATAGTTTTTCAGATCGGCACTATCCGGATAGATTTCCCGGTAATCAATGCCCTGTTTCCTGAAATATTCCTTAAAGGATTGGTAAGTAAGCATGATACCGACGGAACCGACTTCACACATAGGGGAAGCGATAAAGGTTCTACCGGCGGCGGTGCCCAGCCAGAAATGGGCACTACCCATGGTACCGGCCACGTAGGTGGCTATAGGTTTGGAAGATTCGGCAATCATTTTAGCCGCCAGGTCCACATGTGCGACCATACCGCCTGGACCGTTGATCCACAGGACCGCGCCGCAAATCTTAGGATTATCGGAAATATCACGGAGCTGCTTTTCCAGGCGGTAAGTCTCCCAGGAATACAAGGTGCCTTCCAGGATAATGACGGCCACACTGTCAGCCGGCAGGGTGTCATCATCCAGTTCCCACCGGTTGGCAAGGTAAGGCGTAGTAGCGTAGGCGGTTATTTTATTATTGTCGAGCCGTTTTTCGATCGCATCCAGGTTGCCGGCTGCAACACACGGCACAAGTAAGGAAAGCAACCGGTAATAATCATTATCAGCGATTGCCCAAGGTGCTGTAAAAATCTCCTGTATTTTGTCCACGTTCTCTTTTTTACGGCAAAGAAAACGCCTATATAATAGGTAGAGAAGGACTGAAAGGAACCTACAGGAACGCATCAACGCCCGGACCCGTACCGGACAGGGTGCAGTTATACAGGCCCCCGCCGATCTCAAAAGAAAAGGTAAGCGGGTAATCGGGAGAACCGGAAACACGGGTGTTACCCGTTTCGTCAGTATAGAGGGCGACAAAGGGCGTCGCTTTCAGATTTTCCAGGTAAAGCGTCTTATTTTGCGACACGTCGGCAAGCTTGAAGGTATGTTTTTTAGTATAGACGTCTTCATTTTTGCTGTCACCCGGTTTTAAGGTTCCCGGTACGATCATAAGAATATCAGGTTTTCCGATAGAGCGGATAACGACTTTCGAGAGCACGACGCCAAAATGGATAATGTTGTAAACGGGAACCAGTTGCAGGCTATGGGCGGCGGATATTAACTTTCTTGACATAATTACAGATATAAAGTATTGATAATCAAACATTCAGCATTTTTCGGACGTTTTTCAGCCAAAAACCGGACAAAAAAGGACAAACAGATACAGTTGGTAGGTAAAAAATAACTTGCTTTTTTACACTTTTTTTCGGTTATACGCCCTTTTCTTCTTACGCCTGAAACTGTCCCGCCACCGCTGGTAGTTTTTCAGCAGCCCGTCTTCCTGAATGGAAGAGATATCATACTTTTTCAGGAAGGTAAAAACGGTTTCCTTAAACTCGATTCCGTGCAGGTGCTTGTTTTCGTCCATGAGTTCGTGCAGCTCGGCCCACATCAGGGCACGCAGACGCTTTTCAAGAATGGCGGTACCGCGTACGGAAATGTAATTGAACTGTTCCGGAGACTTGCCGCCGGCAAAATTGGCCTCCCGGCGGTCAGGCAGCATAAACTCCAGGTTGCCGCGGTCAGCCGGACAATTTACCGGCCGTTTCTCCATGAGATCGTAAACGGTCACATAGATATCGGACGAGGAAGGAAAACGGACGGTACCGACCGTTTCGTCGTAATATTTGCCCCGGACATACTCGGCCAGGTAGGATTCGATCTGTATTCGGGTGGTAATCATAGCAATAACATTCCTTTTTAAAGGCAAAGATATTCCTTTATCGGCTGTTGGTCTGCCATTTACGGGAAAATGTAGGCTTTCAGCCGTCATTTTGATAAATATACTCCGGGAGAATAATTATAATATGCCTTTTCCAGCCACCACACACCCGACATTTTCTCTGCCAGGCTGTGCTGATATAATTCGGTACTAAATTTTTGTAATTTCGTAACCGGGCAACCGACAAAGGTAAAATCCTGTATCTTAGCAACTTAGTAACGTTACTAATTTCCGTTACAAAAAAATGGCCGGAAAACAGTTTGTAACCGGGCTTACCGGTAGAAGATAAAAAGGCCGGTGTTACAAACCGGAAAAATTCGTAACCGTTTTGTAACTGCAACTTCGTAACCTTTATTTCCTATTTATTTATTTGATTTTCAGACTTTTTTCTTTCAAGCAAACAAAGGTTACAAGGTTACTAAAATTTTGTATGAAATAGAGGTGGGGTATGGGGAGGGAAGCCGGGCGGGACGCATTTGTTTCCATACGAAAAGAGGGACCGACACATTCGTATCTGGTCCCTCTTTTCGTATTTTATACCGGCTCCGATCCGTCTTATACGCGATGTTTGCACCTGCTTAAAATCCATTTCTTTACGTCCGGGGGTATATAGCGGTGCACGACGGCCGTATAGTCCTCGTTAAATTCATACTCCAGGTAGTTGTCGCCTTCCAGGATAAAAACACAGGCCGTTTTGATGATCCATTCGAGCTGCTCGCCCGAATAGCGTTCCAGTGCCAGGACGGTACCGGGTTTCATACGCTCCAGATAGCGGTAGACCTGTTCGGCGAATTTCCGGAACCTCTCGCCGCTGTTCCAGAGCGCGGTAAACTCGGACATGCTGTTTAATTTCAAATGCGCGTTATTCATTCATCCGGTCGTTCATCAGGTACAAACATGAGTGTCGGATCGGCCGGTTCCGTTCCACCACCGGCAGCCGTTTCCGCCGTGCCGCATGAACGCAGATAGATCATGTCGGCGGCCTTGCCGTCGTTATCTTTGCGTACGATACGCCCCTGGGAGTTGCAAAGGTCCTTCGGGTTGAGTTCGTCAATGTAAGGGCAAAGGGCCACAAAGCCTTTGAGGGCCTTTGTAAAACGCTGCATCGTGATTTTATTCACACCGGAAAAGCTTTTGTAATCAGCAAAAGCCTTTTCACGGACGATAAAGCTGTCCAGGTGTTCGCTGTCCGGAGAGAAATAAGAGTTCGCCCAATCCTCAAAGTTATTGCCCATATCGGCCTTGTATTTACGCCTGATAATGTTTTCCATGGGCGGAAGCAGTTTTATAGATTCCTCGCAAAGGGAAAGGTAAAAACGGCAGCACTGCAAGAAGAAATTTATATCGGCGTTCCACTCGTTCTCGCTGTAAGTCTTGGAAAACAAATCCTTACCGAAATCGTCCCGGATAGAACGCGTTTCCCGGTAGTCGTTATCTTCCGTACGCTGGTGGTAGTAGTCGGAGAATACCAGGTACAGCAAACGGGCTTCCGTAGACGGATCAAAATCAATAGGAACGTAATTAGTTGTAAATCCCAGCTTGGCCGATTCCTCGAAAGGTATAGTAAACGACTGGTTGTTCTTCGGGTTCACGGTCATATCTGACGTGATGATATCGTAAAACAGGCCCGTATTAAGATACCGGTCGCAATCATCCACCAGGATAAAGTCGGTATGCTGGTTTACCTGGTCGAACACATGCGGGTTATCCATTAACTTGGGATTACGGCCGGAAAGCTTGACGGTCTTCATAAAGTAGGAAAGGGCTTTGAACATGAATGATTTGCCCGAACGCCCGTTACATTCACCGTCTTCACCGATCTTGTTATCCATGGCCTGCGGTGCCCAGGCACGCGAAGGGGATTTATAACGGTGCAACATATAACCGATAGTAAAGATCTTGTTGATAAGGTTCCTTTTCTGTTCGGCCACTTCTTCCGCCGTGAGGCCTTCCCCCTCGATATCGAATTTATGTTTTTCCCGGTAGGATTCCGCTTCCCCCACGCTCTTGTCATCGAAATTATATTCCAGTTCCTTACGCCAGTAAACGCGGCTCGAATTGATTACATAACCAAAAAAGTTAGACGGTACGGCATTGATCCGGATATCAAACACATCGTTCCCCTCTATGTCTTTTTTACGGGAAATAGTAAACATGTCTTCCATAAGACGGACTTTGTGTTTCAGGACGTTTTCTTCCCAAACGTAGTGGGACAATGTGCTGCCGTTGGCCGGATGTTCCTTTATACCGGTACCGCTTACCTCCATGCTGCAACCGGGAAAGAAGAACATCTGCGTATTATGGGTATAATTGGTAAAATCCAGTTCGATCTCCTGCAAGTTGTCCAGGGCCGTATCTGACAGTTTGGGGC